TTCGTGGCACGTCCACCTGCACGCCAGGGTTTTCCTTTGTTGGTTTCTTTCGCTTCAGCGATGGATGCCCTGAAGGCAGCCATGCCAGCGTCGTAAACCGCAGGGTCCATCATGGCGTGAGGAGTGCGTGGTCGATGGCGTCAGCAGCGGAGTGCACAGCGGTGCCCCCACTGAAGTACCAGGCGGGGTCTTCCTCCACCCCAACGATCCTGGTGAGACGGTACTTCTCCCCGCACTGCAGCCACGTCGTGAACTGGGAGTGCGAGATGTACGGTTTAGTGTTTTCTTCCATGCCGGTGATTGTGGCGTGTCGCGGGTTGCGTTGTCAACCGACACGCTGTAGGTTTGTGGGGCGCGTAAGCGTGGGGCAGAAACTCCATGACGGGCGACGGCACATGCCTGACTCCTGAAGGGGATGCTCCCTCTACCCACCCGGGTTCCGGTTTCTTGGGGGGGTAGGGGGGGCATTTCTCTTTCTGGGTTCCGGCAGGGAGCGAGGCTAATGCCGAGCGACCTAGTAGGGAATTGGGATATTATGAATACTATACTAGTGAACTACGTTCACCCCGACTACCCCGGTGGGGTGTGTGTTTACTGTGGGGAGACAGCAGACAGCGTTGACCACCTGCTTCCCAGGGGTTTCACTGGGGATGCGGATAGACTCAGGGTTCCTGTTGTTCCCGCTTGCCGGGAATGTAACAGCCTTCTTGGTGATGTGTACATGCCTGACATTTTTGATCGACGCGATTACGTTCACAATAAACTAAAAAATAAGTACAAAAAATATCAGAATGTTATGCACTGGGGTGAATCGGATTTAAAGGCTTTTGGTCGGCAGATGCGATCCATGATCGTAAAGCAGATGCGGGAGGGTGACAGGCTCCGTGCAAGGCTATCTTGGCCCAATAAAAACAACTACGATTACGACGCCTGGAGCGGTGCTTGGGAAGAGCCCGTCTCCGTAGACGAAAATAGGCTCCCGATGGCTCTGTGGTGCCTTAAATCCCCAGGAAACGGCATCCCAGGGGGTGTCTCAGACATAGAAAAAGAACCCCCCAGCCCAGATTGGACTAGGGGGTCTATTTCACAAGTTCACAAACTAAGAAGTGGGCTTAATCTTTCCGCTGGGGAGGATGCCTAACTTAGCCATCTCAGACTTAACCAACTTCACATCAGGCGTATGGATAGTTATGTGCATCGGATCATAGAACTTCTTGTAATCCCCACCCCACTCCAGCAGACGATACTTCTTCAGTAAGGCCCGCATCCTCATGGCCTTCACTGGGTGCTTCTTCCACCACACATTCGACCGGGACTGGGAGCCTTCCTTCGTGGCATTCAGGTCGATAGCCACACCCCCACAATGGTCCGATACTCGGACACTAGCCCGACCCTTACGGACAGGCGACCACGACCAGTCATCCATAGTGCCCTCATCAATCGGGGCAATCTGGGAGTGGTACTCAGACGCGAAAGCCACCAGATACGGGCCAACATCCTTACGAAGCAGCAACTTCCGATCCGTCCCCGGCACAGTGAACCACTTCAACTTAGGGTCAGTTCCCCTCGGGATAACCGGCCAACCCTTAATAGTTAAACGTTCAACCATCTACTTGTCCTTCGGAGACAAATGCGACAAAGCCAGAGACGGGGCCAAGACACTACCCACCAAAGCAATCCACAGGGGTGCAGCATCCTGCTCAATAATCCCATACGCAACCAGCAGCGGAACCACCGTCAACGACACGCTATACAGCCACTTACGCACTTCACGATTAGCAAGAAACTTCACTGCAACTCCTCAATATCTTCCTCGATCTGCAATACTGCAGTCTTCAACATGGCAACATCCACAACCAGCGTGTCAACCTTGCGGTGCAAATCAGCAAGCGACTTACCACCATTCGTACCCGGTTGAATCTGGTACGTCGCGGCCTTAATCTTCGTGTTAATCCACCAACCCAAGGCAGTCAGAAGGATACCCGTGATCGTAAGAACCGACAGAACCAAACCAGAAATCTCGTTCGGGCTCATTACACAGTCCTCAAGAGAACAGTACACACACCGCCAGACCCCTTACGGGAACCAAGCGACGGCGGGGTAGTGCGGGAATAGTTCACTTCCTCCACGTACACTTCCTTCACCTCACCAGTAGTGAAATCAGTGAACGAAACCGTGGCACCCGTCTGCTCCATCTCCTTCAAAGCCTGGAACCTGCTGTATGCATTACCAACCTTGCCGTACTTAGCGCCCTGCTTATCGGTCTCGAAATCAAACATGAGCAGCGGCAACTGGATCAGTTCCGTCTTGCGGGGTGAAGGCACCGCACGAACCTGGTAGCCCGTCAAACGGGCACTACAGCCACAATCAGGATCAGACTTCAAGTAGAACGCGAGCCACAAATCCGTGGCCGTACCCGGTGCAGCGACGTTCAGTTTCCCGTAGCCGTCAGTGAAACCATCCTGCAACGTCAACACCGTGTCCCACGTAGACGGGGCAGTCGTACCGAAAATAGAAGCCTTACCGATAATCTCGCCACTCAACGTGTTCGGGGCGATCATGCGAAGGTCACGCCACGCCTTCTGCTCCATCGTGCCCAAGCGGATACGGCCAGTCTCAATCCAGCCCTCAGACACAAACGTGTCCTGCTCCTTCACGATACCGGCACCATCCACCGCGAACCACAGTTTCCCACCAGAAACCGTGACAGCCACAGCGGAACCATCAAAACCGATAGGGGCAACAAGGTCATTCGCCCACGCAAACTGCAACGGGTCATTATTCAGAATCTGGCCAAGGTTGATGCGACGTAAACCAGCAGCCGTCACCCGGTTACCACGATTACCCTGATCCCGTGAGGTCACATACAGGTACGACTCGAAACCGACAGCATCATCCACAGTCACACTGTTAAACACGAGCGGGCCAAGAGTCAGCGACCCGTCAGATTCGATACGTGCAATACGGACACCCTTCGTGGTGCCGATCACAAGGAACGAACCCACATACGAGTACATGGACACGACCTCTTCACCGCGAGGCATATCCACCACAACAATCGGAACAGCCAACTCCACACCAGTCGTGTCAGATGTGACACCGATACGGTAAATCTGGGATGATTCCTTCGAGTAGCCAGCGGCATAGATACTGTTAGGTCCATCAGCGAAGTCAGTCCAACGCCACCCCGCGTTAGGGTTCTCAAAGAATGGGGTAGGTAGTGTCGCCGACGATGGCGACAAGTTAGTAATCTCCCAAATGCCCTGGTTCTCGGCGTACATGAGACGCGACTTCACCCACCGCAAAAGACTGTACGTGGGTGTGGAGTAGTGTTTGTTGTAAATCTTAGAGCCGTTACTGGACGGCAGAGTGCCTTTCCAAATACCAACAACGTCAGACACCAAATACACTTGACCCGTGTCCGAGATGGAAAACACGGTGTTCGTGCCACCCCACGCGACTGACGAGACAACACCAGCGTTAGTGATATACGTGACCGACGCTGCCGCAGCAAGCAGCACACCCGTCTCTACGCCGATCATTTGCTGACCAGACGCAGACGACTGCGCGTACACGGAAGCGGTCTTGTTCAACAACTGCACTTGGCCTGGTGTCCACGGGTCCACACCCCCAGACTGGTAGAACCGGAACCGTGCCTCGTTACTGTTAACCTCCAACGGTTCAGCCGAGGACAAACCGGCACCGTAATGCCATGAGGCCTGGGAGCGGAGCCACAAGCCGTTCTCTAGTGACTGCTCGCCAGGGTCACGTTCCGTGTCGATACGTTCACGACGGAACTGTGCCGTCCTACGGATCATCGGGGACTGGTCGTTATTAGCGAACAGGAACTCCAGGCCACCGATAGAACAATCCCAACGCAAGGCGTCAGGACCGTACGATCCGACACCGCCAGGTGCCTCTAGTGTGGAACCTAGTTCCTCAACTACGTCATCACTAATATCAGTGGACAAAACCAGTACCCCTCAATAGTGGGTGGGCAAGAAAAAGTGAGCAGTTTAAAGTCATACTCAGGACTCTGACCAACCCCGTGAGGTGGTGGTGGGGTTACGGGGTGGCAGGCTCTTCCTCTACAGCGGGTGCTTCGGGTGCGACGAACTCGTCAAGAGCAGCGTCATACTTGTACCCGATACCGGCGTAGCGGCCACGGAAATTATGGTTGTAACTCGTCAACTTCCAAACGCCTTCCAAACCCAGCGAATGCTGGAAAGCATTAGCCGCTGCCTCAGTTTCAGCGGAGAACTCGCCGTTGTTCGGGAGGTCTTCGTTCCGCAAAACATGTACTTCGCGGACGATGCCGTCCTCATCAATTCTCGCTACGTGTGCGATGATAACCACTTCCTTCTAGTTGTCGTTGTTGGATAGTTTACGCGGTGCGAATACGGATAACTACGACACCGGAGCCGCCATTAGCACCAGTGCGATCTCCATTTGCACTGTGCCCACCACCACCACCACCAGTATTTGCAGTACCAGCCGTGGGATTTGTGCTGTTGTAGTTTGCGCCGGTTCCACCACCACCGGAACCACCCGCTGCTCCCGGATTTCCCCCGCCGCCGCCACCGCCACCGTATGTAACTGACGCTCCGGTGATGGAGTTGGCAATTCCAGCGCCGCCAGCGCCACCAAGCCCAACTCCACCGCCGCCAACGGCACCATTGCCCCCGACTGCACCGGCACCGCCGCCCCCACCCGGTCCTTGATTAGCAGTGCCACCAGCATTACCAGTAGACGAATCAAGCGTGGCTCCACCAGTCGTAGAGTTCGGTCCACCTCCACCGCCAGAACCACCCGGACCCGGACGCACGTTGCCTGAGTTGCCAGATGCGCCGCCACCGCCACCAATGGCAATGAAGTCACCAATTCGGCTTGTATTGCCGATAAAACCCGCGCCAGACGTATTGTTGTCTGTTGCGGTTCCACCAGAGCCACCACCACCGACTGTGACCGTGTATGCGCCAGCACCAAGATACAAAGATGGGAGATATTTGACTCCGCCAGCGCCTCCGCCGCCGTCGCTTATGTTTCCAGTATGACCGCCTCCGCCCCCACCTCCGGACACGATAAGCGCATCTACAAGACCCTCACGAGTAACAGTAAACGTCCCATTACCCGTAAAAGAGTAGTAGTCATACGTAGCGGAACCAGACGTGTACGTGCCAGTGCGAGTGTTAGACGACACGGCACCACCCGCTGCCACTGAGACGGGACGGGCAACACGGACAATCACAGTGCCGCTGCCACCGGCGCCGCCTGCACCAGCAGTAGGTGAAGTGTAACCGCCGCCGCCGCCACCAGAGCCAGTATTTACCGTTCCGGCAGTAGCACTACTGGTGTTGTTTGTTCCATTACCGCCAATACTTGAACCGCCAGTTCCAGCAGTACCACCTTCGGAACCAGCCCCACCACCAGCAGCACGAGTTACAGAAGAACCCGTAATAGAGGAAGCAAGACCAGCACCGCCATTACCTCCAGTAGTGCTAGTCCCGTTAGCGCCAACGGCCCCTGCACCACCACCTCCACCGCCGCCGTAGTTTGGTGCTGACGTGCTGTTATTTCCACCAGCACTACCAATACCAGAAGTACCAGCACCACCAGTTCCCTGAGCACCGCTTGATGCAGCAGCACCACCACCAGAGCCACCAGCAAAACCAGTCGCACGACTTCCAGCGCCGCTGCTAGTGCTAGCACCACCACCACCGCCGGTAGAGTAATAAGAACCAAGGCGAGATGTGCCACCGTTCCCACCGTGATTATTTGTGCTAACTGTCGTCCCTCCTGCGCCGCCAGCGCCCACGGTGACCGTTAGACTGCCGCTTGCCAAATAAGCATTTGTTATTTCTAGGTGTCCTCCGGCTCCACCACCACCAGCCGCTGCACCGCCTCCTCCCCCGCCGCCAACAACCAGCACATCCGCATAGCCAGCGGTAACAACATTCAGCGACGAATTACCCGTGAACGTCCAATAGTCATACGTCACCCCACCCGACGTGTAGTTACCCGTAGGGGTGTCAGTGATCGTTGCCCCACCGATACGGGAAGGGGTGTTAAAACCTTGAACGGTTGAAAGTTTATTGATAGTCATGTCAGACCTTCACTCGTACGATCACAATGCCCGAACCGCCAGCCCCACCAGACAAGCCAGCATTACGCCCACAACCTCCACCACCACCGCCAGTATTGGCTGTGCCAGCAGTTCCACTTGCGCTATTTGAACCAGCACCACCACCACCGGAACCACCGGAAGCACCGTGCCCACCCCCGCCGCCAGCGCGGGTAACAGATGAACCCGTAATAGAAGACGCAAGACCATTACCGCCAGTGCTTCCAGCATTTCCATTAGCACCAGCGGCTCCCGCACCCCCACCGCCACCAGCATTATTCGCACCAGCGTTATTTCCGCCAGAGTTACCTAAACCAGAAGTACCCGATCCCCCATTGGCAGCAGTTCCAGAAGTAGCCGCACCGCCACCCGATCCGCCTTCTCCACCAGTAAGAGCCTGACCACCATTTTGCGTAGTCTGTCCACCACCACCGCCGCCGCCCGTGCAGTAGTAAGAAGCAAGCCTGCTAGTACCGCCATCAAGACCACGCCCACCAGTGGGACCGGTTGTTCCTCCCGCTCCTCCAGCACCAACGACGACAGTTAAAGAACCTGAAGCCAGGTAAGCATCTGTAACAGAAAGATACCCGCCAGCCCCTCCTCCGCCGCCAAGGTCCATGCCTCCGCCGCCGCCACCACCACCAACAAGAAGGATGTCAGCAAAACCGCCAGAGTTCACGGTCAGCGTGCCGTTCCCCGTAAACGAGAAATAGTTATACGTAAACCCGCCATCCGTATACGTACCCGTGGGAGTACCGCTAATGACAGCGTTAGGGACACTCGTCGTGACACTCAACCCAGAATTACGGAACGAACTAACAGCCATGTCAGGTGATCTCCGTCAAAAACGCCGAGAACGCACACGTCGAAGCAGACGACGACACGCGCAAAAACTTATCCGCATCAAGAGCAACACCAAGCGTCAAAGCAACCGTGTCATTACCCGCCACAACAGCGTCATACACAAGAAACTCAGACACGCCAGGAGTACCAGCAGTCGTATCCAAACCGATACGCACCGTCACATTAGACGACGCCTGGTTACACACAACCAGCGACGACACAACAGCCTCCGTCGCGGCAGGCGTGTTATACAGAGTCGCGTACGTGCCCGTGCTGTTAGTGCCAGCACACTGCGAGAACTTGTAAGCATTAGCCATGAACCTAACCTCCCATCAAAAAGAACGAACTGAAATCCCCGCCACCAGCGGCAGCAGCCCAAGAAACACCAGTACTTGCGTTAGAGTCAGCAGTCAACACGAAACCATTAGTGCCAACAGCCACGTTATCCACCGCACCACTACCGGTAGCGGCAATAAGGTCACCCTTAGCGGTGACAATGGACGGGGCAATAAACCCAGTACCATTAATGAAAGAGTTAGGTTCATCGAAATCACGGGCAGACACGCCATGATTCACGGCAGCACCAGCATCATGCGACTTAGCAGTCGTACCATCAACAGCGCGAGTCACCGTCAACGTGGTGCCGGAACGGTTCGTCACCTCAACGACTTCCTCATTCACCGTATCCTGGTCAATGATCAGGGTGTACGGGAACGACGCGGGCCAACCAGACACCGCCACCACACCGATAGTGGTAGTACTGTCGTTGATACCCGTCGATAGTGTCGTTCGGGCCGCAGTAGACGAATAGTATCTACGTGCCATATGTTATTCCTTTACCTAGCGGGTGTAGTAACTACGGACTGGGAACAGGTTCTGCAAACCACGAGTCTCCTCAGCCAAACGGACCTGGTACATTTGCAGCAAGAACCTAGACAGGGATGCTGCATTGTTTTGGTTACGTGGCTGACCCGAGTAGTCCGCCTCAGCCGATTGACCCGACAAGTGGGCAGAGTCAAAGTACGGTGTCAAACGGTAGGATGCACCGAAACGGATAAGGTCCTCACAGGACGATGGTAAACCAGTAGTCGTGGCAAACGGGTCACTGTCATTCACCAGCGGTGACGGTTCTTTCGTGAACACGATATTCATTGCCGCACCAGGAACGATAGAATCGTACACACTGATCGTGACACCGGTGGAGAACACTGACGTGGCAGCGTGCTTATCGACACGCAACCTGCGTACAGGCAGCCACTCCTTAGACGGGCCAGTGGTCCGCCACGACACTTGCAGAACATCCAACGCCCCAGCAGGCAAGGCGTACGTGCTGATGGCGGGCTGGAATGTTACCGTCGTCTCACCCACCGCGAACAATTCAGGATACACGGAGATGATAGCGTCATTAATGGCCTGCTTCACCATGTTACGTGGAAACATTGGTGAGGATACGACACGTACACCAGGTGCGTACGCTGCAGCAGTAGTGCCACGGAACCCGCGACCATACGGGGGGACAGTGATAGTTTTAGCGGACGAGTCGATAGAGTCAACCCAAATGATTTCGTCACCGATCTCCACAATGCCACGCGAGATAGCGGTCACGTCATTCACCGACAGGACAGTCGCTGATGCTGTTGCTGAGGCAGTCAGATACGTTGCCTGATCCTGCAGTGTCGTGTAACCATACAGTTGCATCAACGTCTGGTCAGTTAACTGGCTGAACGTACTCATCTAGTTGCTCGCATTCACGAAACGGGCCGTGTTCTTGTTCACGATCATGGACGCCGGGGGCATAGTATTTGCGTCATACGGGCGACCCAAAGCACGAGAAGCAGTCTCAGCCTGACGTACCTTGTCAATGGTTGTCCCCTCGGGTTGGATTCCGTTACGTCTCGCCGTCTCATACGCGGCAAGATCACTCTT